CACTATCATATGTTAAATCATCAGCATTATTATTTGACCAGTTATGCCATATATGGTTATGTGACCAATCCCATTCTCCAGCGGTATTGCCTCCATTGATATCATAATCATTTGCCCCTCCTTTAATAGCAAGCACCTTATCCGTTAAACCAGAAACTATAGCCCAACCTGACATGGCAGCGTTTCTATATACCCATATTTTATGGTCTGCATCACCATGCATTAATCCTATCCAATCAACATCACCATCATCCTTAACTTTCAAAACGTGTTTTGCAGTATCAAACCATGGTTGACAAGCAGCCTCACTGTCAGGAGCAGCTACTCCAGAGAATAAGCTTTTTAAGGCCATAAAATTTTCTTCCATATGTGCTAGATCAGTTTGTGCAACATTTCCTAATGCATAACTATCGTCTGTCCAATCTTGAGCCATCTTTTATTCTCCTATTGACAAAGCTTTATTTCTAATTCTCCAACTAAAGCATTTAAATTTATACTAGGATCTGTTATTGTTATTTCAACTTGATAATACTGTGCTGTTACTATGGTAGAAAGAATTTCAAACATTCCTACAGAGCTTGCTGGTGGTGAAGCATTTCCATGCTTTAAGACCATTTTTACAGAGGGAGCCGCTGTAAACGAAAATATGTCTACCCAAGTTCGAGAATCTGCCCCAAGTTCAGCCCACGTAGTAGTATCTGGAATTGCACTTCCCCAATCAGTACCAATCCCAGTAACTACCAGTTCATTTACTATATAAGCTAAATACTGGGCTGATGCTCCTAAATCGATTATATGAGTAGTATATGTTCCAGTAAGAATACCATTTAGACACCTTATATAGGGGTCCCCATTGTATAAATAACAACAGGTATTTACAAATGAGCCCCTTATAATACAAACATCGTCAACATACCAGTCACCCTTGTCACCAGCATCATCATAAATACATATATAAGCACCATCTACTCCGCCAGTGGCTGCTCCTTCAGTGAAATTAAAAGTGACTTCATTCCATTCACCTGGAGTCATACCACCAAATTCACCATCATAGATAAATCCGCTATCATCCCCACTTCGTACTTTTATATGAACTCTATCAGCAGTTACTGGATATACCCAAAGATTAACATTATAGCTTTCATTATCTACTGTAGTAAAGAGATCGGCAGCGGCATTTTTTATTCTTATTCCATCACCAGCAGCGGCACTTGTAAATTTTCTACTATTTACTCCTTGATGTGCTTGTGCAGCAGACCGCTCATTAACTGTAGGTGCACCGAAATCATCCCAATTGTCATCAACATCCATGGTTCCATTAGTTACCAGATTTTCAATTGGGAATGTGTGAGCAACAGCAGCCCATCCATAAGGTGGTTCGGGCAAAGTAACAGATGCTCCTACGGGATTTTCGCCATATAGTCCATTATTTGATAGTGTATTACACCAAAAATTATGGGTTCCAGGCTTACATCCTGGAAGGGCTAAATTAGGACTTCGTAATGCCGCTAAGAAAATTCCAGAACTCCAAGCTGTACCAAGTCTAAATTCGTATAATTCAACATCACTATCTTCTACTTTTTCACAATACAAAAGAACAACATTTGCATTAACTACAGCATGTAATTCACTTAAATCACCTGGTGCTACATTATAACCACCTACTGTATGTGTAATAGTATAGTCAACAGTATTTGATGTTTTTACTCCCCAGATTGTTACTGTTTTTAATCTAATATAATAAGTTTTTAATTCCTCTACTGGATCAATTTCAAAATCTTCTTTTGAAGTAAAAAGCATTTCATAACTAACAGCTACCCAGTATGTTTCCCAACTACCACCAGTAACTGGTTCATTTGCAACGGCTGCTGTGTGTGCTAAAATGCACCTATATCTGATACTACCATGTCGTATATAGTTATCTAATATATAAACCGTTCCAGACACCCATACATCTTCTCTATTTACCCATACTTCTATATGATCATAGTAAGGATAATTTACGGGAGGGTCAAATTCCACAAGAAGTCTTGTTCTTCTTCTTAATCGTTCTATATAATTAACTTCTGTTACCCTAACGTTTGTAACTTTTGGTGTTTTTGCTGAAGGATCGGGTAATGTACATTTATAAATTGTATCTGGATTTAAATTATAGGTATCGTCATAGAGCCTGAGACTTTCATAAAGCAATGTAAGTTCTATCATACCGTTTGCTAAAATATTAGAACTAATTACTCTCAGTAATTGATTACTAATAGATAAAGCCGTAGATGTAATTGTTATAACATCGTGAGGTTCTAATTTCAGGCAATCATCTCGAAACACACCTCTTATTATCTTATCAAGTTGACGCCTTTCCAATTCATATACTCCTATATGACTGGCATGATCTCTATTAGTGCATCCAAATAATTGTATTTCCTGTATATTACCATCACTTTCCCCCAATAAAAGGCTATCAGTTTCATAATCTTTTTTAGGGTCAACCCAAACAACTCTTAATCCATCAGGTTTATTTGCACGACTTGGTTCTCCTATCTGTATTTGGGCAATTCCATCATCATCTTGTACTATATGCTTATCTTCTATAGACATTACAGAAGATTCATAATTTAAATCAGCATATCTTATATAGATAATATCATCCCACCAAACTATTTCACCTCTAAAATGAGATAAAATAGTATCAATAATATTTATTGCTGGGTTCTCTCCATTAAAGACTATGTTTAAATGCCAGTCTTTAGTATCACAATAGTTAGCTGCGGCAATCCAACTTGTTTTATCTATTAAAGCTGAGTCCACACCTAATCCATATCTAGAATTTGTTAAGTAATCATATAAACAAAGTACTGGATTATTACTATAAGCAGTTGTTTCATCCCTTAAATCATAAATTTTTAAACCTTCTAATACTATATTTCTTTTTGGGAAAGTTACAAATACATCCTCATCGTAGGTTAAACGCCATATTATATAACAAGTATTATGTTTATTTTCTTTCCACTCATCAAATTGGCCATGTAATTGACCATTATAAACAGAGTTAGGCTTTCCTTTATAAAACCAAAAACTGACATTATCACCATATTCTGTATAAAGTTTATCATCAAGGTAAACTTCCTTTATTCCGTCATTGTTTTCGTGTATTCCTTGGCATTTACCTTCACATAGATTTTGAACTACCCACATCCACTTATTATCATTCCCACTTGTTTCAATAAATACATCATTCCCACCAATACGTGCTTGTCCGTAAACAATAGGGAGTATTTCTTCATTAGTTCTGGTATTAGCTTTAACTTCAGTTCCGGAAGACTTTGTTTTATTGAGCATATCTTCCATTTGCTTCTTTTGCATTTGACTGTAAACTAAAGAAGTACCAATGGAAATACCCATTAAAATCATTGTCGGTGTTATAGTAAACGTACTTGCCGCTACTGCGGCAGATACACCTACTGCGGGAGCTGGCATGGTCTATATGCTCCTATAATAGTAAAGTTAATCATTTTATAAAGCTTTACACCTTCTACAAAAACAGCTAAAAATTCACGACCTGAATGCATTCCTACTGACATTTCCCTATTAATTTTACCCCTTACTAGTAAATAATCACCTACAAAAGCTTTATTTGGATGAACTTTTTCACACCAAGTAGAAAGCCATTCGACTATTGTCATAACAGCTAATTTTTTATCTTTTTCCCATAACTCTATATAGTTATCTAATGTTAGATTACCAAATGTTTTTGGAGGATCAAAGCCTCTATTTTTTGCCGTACTAAGTATAAAGGATACGCAGTCTAAACCTTCTTCTCTATTCGTACCGCCTAATTTATAAGGGATATTTAAATAGTCAGATGTAAGTTGTACTAAAGATATTTTTTTCATTTTTTAATCTACGGGTTTTCTTCCCCACCAAACAACCTTATCAGATATACTGGCAAGAAATTTTTCACCCCCATAGTTACTTGTATTAGATAACGTAGTACATCTTGTATAGGATCGATCACACCAAGTTTCACTACCATCATAACCACATTCAAGTCCCTTGAATTTTTTCCATCTACAATTTGTCATTTGCTTATTTAATGTCTTTCTTTTCCATTTATAAAAAATACTTGATATTGTCATAATTAGATCGGGTTCTTTGAAATTCCATTTATCAATTTCACCTTCGAATAATGTAACAGGTGTACCTATGATGTCATAATCAGCATCAAGTACAACAACTTCAATCTTAAAGTTACTATCTCGAGGTGTTCCACCTACAAAAGCTGCTGTAAGAACATCATCAGCATTAGTAATCCTTACAGTAGCCGTATCCACAATTCTTTCATTATCATATATTATAGGATCTATTGTAAATGGTCTTGGTTGCCAGCAATAGGCCTCCCAAAAGCAA